GCCGAAGGCGCAATAGGCCAGACAGGATCGCGTGACAGGCGATCCTACCGGGCGATGTTGCTCGAGATGGAGGCTCAACCATGAAACGGATTATCGAGGAATACCTGCGGCTTCGCCGCACCTTCCCCAACATGCGGCCGGTAGCGGCTTGGGAACATGCCTGCGTTTGGGTAGACTGGCAAGGCTAGGCCTAGGGGCGGGCGGGGGGCGGGATTCATTCAATGGTCTGTCTGTTGTCTGTCTCCTTCTATCGTCTTTCTCCTCCATCTGTCTGTCAACCCCCTTTTTCGCAAATCCGCCCAGGGATTACGCGCAAAGGGGGCTCAGGTTTGCTTGTTACAAATTTTTTTTCTGACTACAGTACACCATATCATGCCCTTTACGAACCTGGATCGAGTTCGGGAAACGGGGTTGATAGACAGGTGGAGGAGACAGATGGTGGAATGAGACAGACAATGGATAGACAACAGGTGACAATTAGACGAAAGACTGGGGAACTAATCGCCCAGTCCGGCGTCTAACCGAGTATGGGTTGAGCGGCCGCCCGCGATCTTGCGAAGGGCCGAGATGGAGGATCTATGACGAAGCGAGTACTGACGCAAATGCAAGCGGGGGAAATTCGGCGCTTGCGCGCGGAGATGAATGATTGGGGGGAACCGCGGTATACGGGAGCAGAGATCGCAGCGGCGGTGGGAGTGAGTGAATCCACGGTCTGGCGTGTGCTTAATAAGCAAGCGGCTTACGCGAAGATGAGTCGCGTGGAAGGAGGGGGGCTGAGTATGGAATCGGCGAGCGCAGCCCTTACGCTCTCCGGTTTCAAGGGAATGGAAGCGGAAGCAGAGGCAAGTGCGCAAAGGGTGTTGGATCGGCTGAAGCAAGGGGAGGCCACCAATCCAGGACATCGCGCTCCCCCGCCGAGTCCCCTCGAGGGCGCGGACGCTCCGGCGGAGACGGAGGGCGCTTCGCTCAGCAAGCTCAACGAGCGAGCGGCCGCGTATGGGCTGGACATCGATCGCCTGCGGGGTGCGGTATGACAGGGCCGGAGGAGAAAGCTGCAGCCGCTGCGGTCAGCGGGTCAGTCGCGGAGGGCCAGGGTGAGGAAGATCTCTCCGGCATCCCCGCGCACTTCCATGCGATCGCCCGCGAGTTCGGGCGGGCGAAATTCGAGCAGGTTTATACGATGGGCGTGGCGCAGCACGCAATGAACATCCTCGCGAACGGCGTGGGGAGGAATATGGAACTCTTCAACGCCGTCCTCATGGCGGTGGAGATGTTGAACAAGATCTCCCTTTTGCACATCCAGGCGCGGGGCTGGGAGGCCGCCGAGCTCGCAAAGGTCGATGCCGAGATCCGCCGTTCGATGGACTCCCGCATCATCGTACCCAGGTCCGGTGTGAGGGGCCTGGATTCGTAATCTGCGCGGATTATGCGGGAATAATCCCCTCACATCTTGGGAACGATTCCCGCCAGTCCGCATCTAACCATCGTGCGACCGTATCCGCCGAGTGCCTGGGCAACCGGGCATTCTGGGCTGCGATGTTGCAGCGCATGAAAGGCTCAATTATGTCCTTTAGATTCGAAACCCACGCTCGCGAACGCGAGATGATGGAAACCCTCAAGCTCCGCAAGGGTCTCCCCTACGCCCAGGCGGTCCAGTACGCCGCGATCGCACTCGCGATCACCGAGGTCGCCTTTGCCGCCAGCAGGATGCCCCTGCACCTGTCCGAGCGCCTGCTCCGCGAACACCGCGAGGCTGTGCTGATCTCCCTCAGTCTCGTCGCGGCCGATCCCACCGATCCTGAGTTCACGGAGAAGGAAGCCGAGCTGATCAACGATGTCCACACGATCTACGAGGCGCGGATGGACACCTTCAACCAGATCTTCAGCACGTTGCCGAGGGGCTGAGCATGCCGCAAGAAACCCTCAAACAAGTCCTCATGCGCCGCGATGGCCTTTCCGCCGCCGAGGCGGACGAGTTGATCAAGGAAGCCCGCGAACGTTGCCTCGAAGGCGAGGACCCCGAGGAAATCCTCCACGACGACTTTGGCCTCGAGCCGGACTACCTCTGGGACCTGATCGGATAGGCCGCCATGCGCACACCTAAAGCCCCCAAGCGTCCCACGTGGACCCATCTGGTCGAAGAGCACCTCCGCACCGCCGACGACTTCGTTTCGATGAAGACGCTGTGCGCGGCGACCGGCGGCAGCGCAACACAAGTCTCCGCCGCCCTCCACCACCTGCAGAAGTACCGCGTAGTCGACTCCGTCGCGAGCCCGGATGGCCTCCACTGGTTTTACCGCGGCGAGGACTCGCGTTGCCGCAGCCTCGAGGAACGCACTCCCGAGGACAAGTCCCGTAAGCCCCGGCGCAACTTCCGCGTCGGTTCCAAAGCCACTCTGAAAGGCCAATCATGATCCCCTCCATTCGCGGCGGACTCCTCCCGGAGTCGGAAGCCGATTTCACCCTCCTCCGCTCGAAGCACCAAAATCGCTACTGGAGATGCACCTCGTGCGATAAGCCCTTCACCGCCGAGCGGGTCAAGACCTCCGCGGGATGGAAGGAAACCCAGATCTCTGGCATGTGCGAGGTCTGCTACGACGCCCTGTTCCAAGACGCGCAGGACAGCGGGGTGGACATGCTATGACCCTCCGCCAGCGCATCGCCTTCATCCTCATTTCCCTCGCCGCCATCTGCGCGGTCCTTCTCGATACCTTCATCTGGAGACCCTAGCCATGCTCAACCCCTTCCGCAAGCCATCCCCTCTCTCCCTCGCCACCGCGGAGCTCGAGGACGCCCAGCGCGAACTCCTCGCCGCCTCCTCCGCCGCCGAGTATGCCGAGGCTATGTGCGTCTACCACCAGCAGCGTATCGACCGCCTCCGTGCGACGATCGCTGAGCTGGCGGCCCCTCCTGAACCCTTCCCGATCGGAGCCGGGAGTGATCGCTTCGCCGCCGAATGAGTGGTGAAAATACAACAAATTTCTGGGGAACTAACCGTCCCAGTATGCGTCAAACAAACATGGGCGCGATGGTGCGTTCATTAACCTGGAAGGCTCAATCATGAAGTTCAACACTTCGGCGCTCTTCAGCGCCCTCTTCGGCGGCATGGTGCTCGATGCACCGGCGGCTCCCATCATCCACCAAGGCCGGACGCAGAATCGGCGCCTGCCCCGCTCGCGCACTCCCGGTCCGCGTCGCCCTGCGGGGAGCAAGCTGGCTCGCGCAGCCCTCAACGGCACCGTGGGTCTGACGCACTGAGTCCGAAGGGGAGGGGAGCGTGCTCCCTTCCTCTGCGGATTCCCCGCAAACCGGAATCTTGGGCCGCCGGCAGTTCAAGGGCCCTTTGGAGTCAATCTCTCATGAGCAACGAAGCAGAAACCGCGGTCGCTCCGGCCGCCAAGCGTCCCGCCACCGAGTACACCAAGGTCGTGATGGAAGACGGTCGCGAGGTGATCTTCGCCGGCAAGCGCAAGGTGAACAAGGAAACCTTGATCGACGAGTCCAAGATCGCGATGGAAGGTGACATCGTCCAGCTCTCCGCCGGCGCCGTCTCCATCCGCATGGACTTCCGCAACGGCAAGACCCGCACTTTCCCGCTGCCGCTGGCACTCCTGGCCCAGTTCGCTGGCCACGGCGGTGAGCAGAAGTACGGCGACGAGCTGGCCTCCCCGGCGGACAAGCCGCTGAGCGAAGACGACATGGTGATCGCGGTGGAAGACCTGGACACGGAAATCCAGAAGGGCAACTGGGGCCGCGCGCGGTCCAGCGGCGGTGGCGTCTCCGGCGCCTCGATCGTCGTCCAGGCCCTCATGGAAGCGACCGGGAAGGATCAGGCCGCCATCAAGGCGTACCTGGACAAGAAGATCGCCTCGACCGAGGGCCTCACCCGCCAGGCCCTGTACGCCTCCTTCCGCGTGCCGGGTACCAAGACGGGCGCGATCATCGCCCGCCTCGAGGCGGAGAAGGCTGCCAAGAGCAGCAAGGTGGACGCCGACGCCGAACTGGCGAACATCTGATAGGGAAGGGCAGGGCCACAAACCCTGTCCGGCTCCCTCGGCCTGAGCACGCCGCCCTCTGCTCCCTCTGGCCCTTCGGGGCCTTGGGCACTAGGAGAGGGGCCTCGGCCATCAAGTCCTCTCCAAGTCCCAGGGGCGATTGAGCCTCTACCCTGGGGCGGCAGCAGGAGGCTGAGAACCCGAATCGCGCGAGCGCCGGGCTGACGTGCTAAGACCACGGCAGGGCGAGCCATCTCAGCCTCCCCGTTGTTTCCCCGAGAGGCTCAATGGAAGGCTTATCATGGACAAAAAACTTGAAGATCGCGCTCTTGAAATCAACCGGCGTAGGCAAGAACTCGTCGAGGAACTGACAAAGCTTGCTGAGCAGGCGGACGGGGTGGCGGAAGAAATCCAGGAACTCATCGACGACCAGGAAGATCTGGACGAGGAAGAGCAAGATCCTGATTTCGATGTCAAGGAGCACGAGGCCGCTTACGCCAATGTTGTGGAGTGGCAAGAGGCCCTGGAAAAGGCCGCTGAGATACTCGACGTTTAATCTTCGCGCAATGGAAGGCTCAACCCCATGAACACGGCTCCCTGGATCACCCTCAAAGACGGGTCGGATTACGACTTCACCATCCCCCTCTCTTCCCGTCCGCCGAGTGTCGAAGTGATCGCGCACTCTCTCTCCCTCCTCAACCGCTTCGCCGGCCACACGCACCGTCCCTACTCCGTCGCGGAGCATTCCTGCCTCTGCCTCGAGATCGCCCGGCGCTATTGGCCGGAGGAGTCGGACGAGTTCTATCTCACCATCCTCTGTCACGATGCAGCGGAAGCGATTACGGGAGACGTCTCCTCCCCCGTCAAGCGGGTGCTCGGCGAGCCCTGGCGCGACTTCGAATCCCGCATCGAGGAGCATGTGCTCAACGGCCTCTATCCCGGCCTCTTCACCGCGAGCGTGTTCAATGCCGCCGCCATCAAGCGGGTGGACCTCACCGCCCTCTGGATCGAGCGCAGGGACATGCTTGTCGAACACACCCGCAAGTGGGCTGTGCTCGACGACCCCTCCTTCGAGCCGATCCCTTCCCGCCTCAAGATCCCGCGGAAAGAATCCCACTGGTCCTTCTGGAACGGACAGTTCCTCTACCACTTCAAAACCCTGGCTGGCCCCTCGGCCTAATGTCTTGGGAACTAATTAGGCCAGCTCGCGTCTAATAAACGTGCGCAAATTATGCGCGCATAATCCCCTCATCATATGGAGGCTCACCCCATGTCAGACGACGCCCTCGACCTTGAACTCGAGAATCTCTTCCGCGCCGCGCGCGCAGCTCAGAAACAGGAACGGGCCAAGGCCCACGCCGAGGCGGAAGTCCGCCGGAAGCGCAAGATGGACCCCGCGGAGCCGCCGATCGAGCCCCTCGGCATCTTCGTCAATCCGGACAACTGGGTGGAAGGCCGCGGCCTCGCTCTCATCCACCGGGAGACGCGCCTCCTCCTCGGCAACTTCCGCGAGCTGCGGCACAAGACGGTGAAGGACGCCCGCCGCCTCGTCCGCTCCCTTACTCCCATCCACATCGACGCGGTGGAGGAAGTGGACTTCGGCCTCCCCGCCGAGGCAGCTCTCCCGCCCATCTCCTCCCGCGCGTTGGTCCAGCGGATCTACACCGGCCCCGTTGCGCTCGAGGCGCCGGCCGTCAGCTGCCCCTCCGCAGTGCTCTGCATTCACTACTACGACAAAGCCACCGCCAAGGCAGTGCTCGAACAGCCCACTTCTTTCTCCTCCGGCGACGAACTCGTAGAGCTGCCGGCGGGCGTAGACCTCCTCTCCGCGATGTCCGCCGAGTCGAAGCGCGCCATTCGCTGGGACGCTCAGCCATGACCCTCCGCTGCATCGACTGCGGTCAGCCGACTCAGGTCCTCTACACCCGGACCAAGACTGTCCGCGGCAAGTTCGTCACTCATCGCCGCCGGGAGTGCCCCGCTGGCCACCGAGCAACCTCCGTGGAGAACTGGCTCTCCCGTGATCTGCGCAAAGCCCGCTTTCTGGGCGCACCTCAAGGAACTTTGAAATGATCTGTCTCGAACTCGCTTCCCCTTTCTGGGAAGACCCTGCCTCCCTCGCCGTGAGTGGGGAGGATGAAGACGCCGTGCTCGCCATCTGCATCGCGGCGCTGCAGGCCGCCGGCTACGACATCTCTGTCCGGGACGAAGATGGCGACCTCATCCCCTGGGACGAGTACGAAGGAGCACCCGATGCCGAAGCCCCCTAATCCCATCCCCTCTCGCGTGTTGAACGTGGCCCTCCCTCTGCCCGTCTTCACGCAGATGATGCTGCACCTCAACTCCGACCTCGAAGGCCGCGTCCCGCACGGCGCCTATTCACGCTTCATCTCCGAGCTGATCCGGGAGTACTTCTCCCGCCAGTCCCTCGACATCGGCCAGCTGATCGGCCCCCACTTCCAGCCCGGCGTGTTCATCGTCCAGGGCGAACCCGCAACCATTGAACTTCTCCGAGGAGCACTCGAATGACCGCCTCCCCCGTCACACTGGAAATGCAAGCGAAGCTCGCCGAGTGGCGCAGGAAATCCGCCGAGGGCACGATCACGCTCGAGGAGATGAAGGAAGCCATCATTGCTCTTCGCGCAGGTCGTCTCGCCGCCGGTGCCGCTGCCTCCGTTGCGAAGCGCAAGGCCGCCGCCAAGGTCATTCCCAATGCGGACGACCTCCTCGACGAGATCGAGGGGCTCTGATCAACCAAGGGGCGTGTCGGCGGCCCCCTATCCGCCGGCGAGTTAGGAGAGTGAGATGAAGATCAAGATTGAAGGGTACATCAGTGCCTGGCATTATGGCAGCCCGGATCGGGTGCTGGACGATTTCAATTTCTACGAAGGGCCGCCCGAAGACACGGACAGTCGCATAGCGCTATGCCCGCATACGATCGAGGTGGAAGTGGACCTTCCCGCCACCAACGAACGGACTCAACGCTTGGTTCTCGCTTTGCGAAAGCAGAAAGACAACATCTACGTCGCGGCGGCAGAGCAAGCTCAGCGTGTGCAGGACAAAATCGAGCAGCTCCTCGCCCTTACGAACGAGGTGCAAGGATGAACAGCCCCTACTGCCTGATCACCGGCGTGCTTCTCTACAACCGCGAGGAAGGTTGGACCAAGCCCGCCGACCTCTTCATCTTCGGCGATCGCTTCATCGTCAACGCGAGCGGACAGGGCGAAAGGTACTCTCCCGCCTCGCAACAGCGGGTGTTCTCTTTCAGCTCCTACGACGATCACTTCGAGCGTAGGAATGTCTACATCTTCGCCGCCACCTCCGAATACCTCAACGACGCTGCCAAGGCGTACATCAAGGATGCTCCCCATGCGCCCGCCTTTTCCTGAAGTCATCGACTCCTCCCTCATCGCGGCCTTCCGCTCCTGCCCGCAGAAGGCCTTCCTCGAGTTCTTCGAGCACTGGAAGCTCCGCGATCCCTCCGTCCACCTCCACGCAGGGGCCGCCTTCGCCCGCGGGCTCGAGGTCGCGCGGACTGCCTTCTACACCGAGGGTCGATCGCCCGCCGACTCCGTCGCCCTGGGCCTCCGCGCGCTGATCGAAGCCTACGGCGAGTTCGAGTGCCCGGCGGACAGTGCCAAGTCCCTCGAACGTATGGCAGGCGCCCTGGAGTTCTACTTCGAGCGTTACCCCCTCGGACAGGACCAGGCCATCCCCATGTCCCTCCCCGGCGGCAAGCGCGGGATCGAGTTCTCCTTCCTCGAGCCGATCGAAATCCTCCATCCGACAACTGGCAATCCGATCTTGTACAGCGGTCGCTTCGACATGATCGTGAACTACCAGAATCTCGCCCTCGGCGAAGACGACAAAACGGCGTCGCAACTCGGCGCTAGCTGGCCGCGGCAGTGGGACCTCCGTTCCCAGTTCACGGCGTACACTTGGGGTGCGAAGCAGGCGGGGATCAAGCTCGACGGCTTCCTCGTCCGCGGGGTGTCGATTCTGAAGACCAAGTACGACACGCTGGAGACGATCACCTACCGCCCTGAGTGGCAGATTCAGCGATGGTATGCGCAAATGCTTCGGGATGTCCAGCGCATGATCGCTTCGTGGGAGAGCGGCATTTGGGACTTCAACCTCGACCATGCCTGCGCGGAGTATGGCGGCTGCCCCTTCCGCGGCGTGTGCCAGCTCGTCAAGCCCGAGCATCTCCTGCGCCAGCAATTCGAGCGCCGAATCTGGGACCCCGTTCGGCGGGTGGAGACGCTGGTGGAGGATGCATCGTGATCCGCCGAGGCCGTGCGCAGACGAGCCGATCTGCCACCATCGCCCTGCCGGCGGGGGAGTTCGAGATTCACTACACCCTCTCCGGTGCGTGTTACTCCGACCCCGGCAAGCTGAGTGGGCCGCCGGAAGACTGTTACCCGCCCGAGGCTGGCTGCGACCTCGATCCCCTCAAGATCGATGCCCTCCACTTCGAAGGCGAGCCGGTCGAGATCACCCCGGAACTCGAGACTCTCATCCACAAGCACCTAGCAACCCTCCCTCTGGAGGACTACCTCCTCGAGGTTTTCGGTGACGACGATTGAACACTCCGGCCATGCAACTCTCACCACGTTCGAAGGCAGCGATGTCGCGCAGAAACGAATCTACTGCGCTGGCACGCCGCCGAATCATAGCTGTTACTACCCAAACGTGGCTTGGTTCTGCCCCGATTGCGGTGAGATCTGGCGGCGGCAAGTCTACTCCTTCGAGTTCACCTACCGCCCGCTCCCCGCGGAAAAGTGGAAGGTCTACTCCACCCATTGCCGCGCGTGCGACTTCTCCCACACGCGAAGACTTTTCCTCCAACTCCTCAAGGAATACGAATGAACGCTCCAGTAACTGATCTGCAAGCGGACAAGACTCCGCTTCTCGGCCCCAAGGTCACCCTCATGGGCCTTGGCGGCACCGGAAAGACCTATGCTCTCGGCACCCTGGCCGAGTGGGCCGAGCGCAACGGCTTCGAACTCGCCATCCTCTTCACCGAGCAGGGCCTCGAATCCTTCCTCGGCTACTTCCGCGACAAGGGCAAGGAACCGCCGGCCTGCGTGTACTGGCACCAGCAGACCACGCGGCCCATTTCCCTCAAGGCCCTCATGCAAACCGCCGACAGCGTGGGGAAGCTGTCCTACGAAGCCCTGGCCAAGTCCATCGACAGCAATCGCGGGGGAGCGAACAACGCCTTCTACGCGATCCTCGGGAGCTGCGCCAACTTCGTTGACGATCGGACGGGGAAGAGCCTCGGCAGTGTGGATTCCTTCCCCCACAATCGCATCTTCGCGATGGACTCCCTGACCGAGACAGCCAACGCGGCGATGAAGATGCAGATCGGCGCTCGCCCGATGGCCAGTCCTGGCGACTACGGCGTCGCGCAGAACAGCCTGATGAACTTCCTCCGCCTCTGCACCCAGGGCATCGTGTGTCCCTTCGTCATGACTGCCCACGTGGACCGCGAGCAGGACCCGGTGACGCAGGCCACGAAGATCATGATCAAGGCGATCGGGAAGGCGCTCGCGACGGAAATCCCCACCCTCTTCAGCGAGATCATCTACACCACCCGCGAGGCGGACAAGTTCTACTGGGACACCGCCGCCTACGGAGTCGATACCAAGACGCGGTCCCTCGGGATCAAGTCCAAGATCGAACCCAATTTCGCACTGATCTTCGACAAGTGGAAAGTGAGGGCCGGGCTGTGAGCCGCCGTCAACATACCACCCTAATCCTTCAGGTGCGCATTCCGGTGCCGACTGGAAAGACACAAGCTGCGACCCATGAGTGGGTGAAGAAAATTCTTACGGGAGAGTGGACACCAGGTTTGGCAACAATGGCGTCTTCTCAGGTACAAGTCAAAATTACTGGCCGTGAAACGGTGTATCTATGAGCAGAGCAACACGTATCGCCGATGTCGTAGTCGGCATCCCCTACGGCGACCAGGGCCGGAAGCGCTGGATCAAGGTCGGCGCTCTCCTCCAGCACGCAGACAACGATGCGACGAAGGGCCCCGGTTTCAGTATCGTCCTCGATGCGACCTTCAACCCCGCCGGCGCCCCCTCGCGGGAAGGGCAGATCATGCTCTCCTGCTTCCACCCGGACGACCATCACTCGCGGGCAGGCCGAGGCGCACCATCGCCTGATACCTATCGTGCGCCCCCTGCCAAGCCCCAACCGCCGCTCGACGACTTCGACGACGACATCCCCTTCTGAAAAAACGCCGTCGGCGAGAGCGTTTAATCTCGCCTTTTTGTAACCTTGAAAGTGCATTACCATGGTCTCTTCCTTCGATCCCAACGTCTTCCTCCACGCCCAGACCACCGAGGTCAACGAGAAGCGCCCGCCGCTGCCCGCTGACAACCCGGCGGCCGAAGACGCCCTCTACCTCGCCGTGATCGGCGAGATCAAGACTGCTTCCGGCACCATCGAGAAAGGCGATCGCGCCGGCCAGCCCTGGGTTTCGATGCTGGTCCCCCTGCGCATCCAGGTGCCGCCGGAGGTCCAATCCATCGGCCTCAACCCCGAGCTGACCCTCACCGACCGAGTCTTCCTCGACCTCACCCCGCAGGGCACCCTGGACAACTCCAAGGGCAAGAACCGTCAGCAGCGCGTCTATCGCGAGGCGACCGGGATGAACAAGCCGGGCGAGGCTTTCTCCTGGTCCATGCTCCAAGGTCGCACCGTGAAGGTGAAGCTGACGCACGAACTCTACAACGGGGAGATCGTGGAGCGGATCAGCAATATCCTGCCGTCCTAACCGGCGGTGCTTCGTGGGGAGGGGCTTCGGCCCCTTTCCCTTTTCCCCCTTCTCTGGAGCCCCCTTGTGAAAACCATTCGCCTTGACACCATCACCATCCTGCCCAATCGGCAGCGCACCGCCTTCGATCCTGCCAAGATGCACGAGTTCTCGGACGGCATCTCCAAGCGCGGGTTGCTCCACCCCATCATCCTTCGGCCCGGGGAGTCCGGCGCCCTCATCCTAGTCGCGGGTGAGCGGCGCCTTCGCGCAGTGTCGGACCTGGCCGACCTCGGAGAGATGATCCGTCACGATGGAGAGATCGTCCCCCTCGGCCACATCCCTTACACACTCCTCGGCGACCTCAGCCCGCTTGAAGCGGAAGAGGCGGAGCTCGAAGAGAACATCCACCGGGTTGATTTGACCTGGCAAGAGCGCGCCGCGGCCCATGAGCGCCTCGCGAAGCTGCGCACCGGCCAAGCCCTCGCGGCGGGCAAGCTCCCTCCCAGCGTCGCTGACATCGCACGGGAACTCAACCCAGATTCCACTGCCGGCCTCAAGGACGGGGAACTCGGCTACGTCCAGGCCAACCTCCGCAAGGAACTCATCGTCGCGAAACATCTGGATAAGCCGGCGGTCAAGGCCGCGAAGTCGGTGGATGAGGCGTTCAAGATCCTGAAGAAAGAGGAGGCCGCGGACAAGCACCGCGCACTCGGCGTCAGCGTCGGAACGACTTACACGACCGACGCCCTCCAAGCCCGCAACACAAACAGCGTGGAAGACCTCGCCGGCTTCATGGCCGACTCCTTCGATTGCATCATCAGCGACCCGCCCTACGGAATGGGCGCGGATGAATTCGGCGACTCGGGCGGCCTCGCTGCAGGCGCTCACGCCTACACGGACGACTGGGACTACGCCGTGACCTGTTACACCGCGCTCGCCAAGGAAGGTTTCCGCATCGCCAAGCCCCAGGCACACGCTTACGTCTTCTGCGACGTCGGGCGCTTCGCGGATGTCCAGGCTATCTTCTACGCCGCCGGCTGGCAGGTGTTCCGCACGCCCCTCATCTGGTACAAGCGCACCGCATCCCGCGCACCCTGGCCGGAGATGGGGCCGCAGCGAAAGTATGAAACCATCCTCTACGCCGTGAAAGGAAAGCGTCCCACCCTGCGAATGGGCGGCGATGTGCTCGACTTCCCCTCCGACACCAACCTCGGTCACGCAGCGCAGAAACCTGTCGCCCTCTACCGCGAGCTGCTTTCCCGCACCTGTCTCCCCGGCGACTCCGTGATCGACCCTTTCATGGGCACAGGCCCGGTCTTCCCAGCGGCCTTCGAACTCCGTCTCAAGGTCACTGGAATCGAACTTGACACCGCCAGCTACGGCATCGCCGTACAGCGGATTTCGGACCTGCGCAAGCAGGCGGAACTTGACCTAGCACTCAAGGGGTGAACCATGCCAAGACTTCGCTTCGAGGGCCAGATGCCCGCGAGGGTGATGTTGGTGCAGGAATACCCTTCACTCGACGATGAGGCGTCAGGCTTCGCGTTCTCGGGCTCCGCGGGCCAGGAACTCAACCGGATGCTTCACGAGGCTGGGATTCTCCGCTCCGAGTGCTTCACCACCAGCGTGCTCAAGACGCGCCCGCCTCAAGGCCAGCTTGACGCGTGGATGCCGACGAAGAAAAAAGACATCGGCCCCGCTCACCATCTGCTCAAGGATCGCTACTGCTCCAAGGAAATCCACGAAGGGCACCGCGAACTCCTGACCGAGATCGAGATGGCTCAGCCGAACATCATCGTTGCCTTCGGTTCCCTCTCCCTCTGGGCCCTGACCGGCCACTGGGGCGCGCAGAAATGGCGCGGCTCCCTCCTCCAGATCCCCGACGGCGGCCCGAAGGTGATCCCCACCCTCCACCCCAACGCAGTGTTTCGTGACTGGCCCCTTCGTGCCACCGTGATGTCAGACCTTCGTCGCGTGAAGCGGCACATGACCTCGCGCGTCTACGACAACAAGCCGGTGTGGAATTTCATCATCCGCCCGACCTTCGACACCGCACAGGCGACCCTGCAATCCCTCCTCGCACGAGCTTCCGGTGGGGAGGACCTCTGGCTCGACTTCGACATCGAAACTCGCAACGGGCACATTGACTGCGTGGGGTTCAGCTGGTCTCGTTCAGATGCGATCTGCATCCCCTTCATTGCTGCCGGAAAGCCCCAGGGCTACTGGCCCGAGGAACAGGAGGCGATCCTCGTCTACCACCTCTACCGCCTCCTCACCCACCCGCGGGTGAAGGTACGCTGGCAGAACGGCCTCTACGACGCGCAGTATGTGTATCGTCACTGGCACTTCGTCCCGAACGGCGGCCAGGATACGATGATCAGCCAGCACAGCGTGTTCTCCCAGCTCGCGAAGAGCTTGGACTACCTCGCCTCCCTCTACGCGGACTGGTACGTCTACTGGAAGGACGAGGGGAAGATCGCCTCGGACGTTCCCGAAGACCAGCGCTGGCGGTACAACCTCCAAGACTGCGTCTACACCCGCGAGGTCGGGGAGGTCCTCACCCAAGTGGCGCAGTCCATGAACCTCTCCGCCGTGGACCGGCAGCAGCAAGATCTCTTCTGGCCTGTCCTTCGCGCAATGCAGCTTGGCGTTCGGGTAAGTAACGAGCGGCGAGGGGAAATGGCCCTCGCGATCCAAGAAGAACTCTCCCACCGCGAAGCCTTCCTCTTCAACATCCTCGGCCACAGCATCAATCCTGCCTCGCCTAAGCAGATGCAGACTCTCTTCTACGAGGACCTGAATCAAGCCCCAATCCTCAAGCGTGTAAACATCCAAGGCCGGCAGGTCCTTCGCCCCACCTGCGACGATGAAGCACTCCAAAAGCTTTCCGCCCGCGAGCCCCTTCTTCGCCCTCTGACCAACGCCATCCTGGACATCCGCACCCTTCACAAGTTCCTCAACGACTTCGTCATGATGCCGCTGGACGCTGATGAGCGTATGCGGTGTTCCTTCAACATTGCAGGAGATGCCGGTGGAAAAAGCGCCCCGTACTCGTATCGCCTTTCGTCCAGCAAGAACGCCTTTGGCAGCGGGGGGAATCTTCAGACGATCCCGAGTGAGAAGAGTAAGAGCAGCGGCAAAGCGGCGGCTCGCGGGTCGATGGATTTCCGTCTCCCCAACATTCGATCCATGTACATCCCCGATCCCGGCTACACTTTCTTCGACATGGACCTCGACCGAGCCGACCTCCAGGTGGTCGTTTGGGAAGCTGATGACGCTATGCTCAAGGCTGCTCTGCGTCTTGGCGCTGATGTTCACCTTCTTAATGTTTACGCTCTTGATAACAAGGAACCACCACCTCTTGAAGAACTTGTGGAGTCCCACCCCGCCTATCCAAGTCATCGCGGACCTCGCAAGCACAAGCGGGAATTCGCCAAAGTCTTCTGCCACGCAACGAACTATGTAGGCTCGGCGAAGACCGTCGCGGCCCACACAGGCCGGACTGTGCATGAGGTGGACCGGGCGCAGAAACTCTGGTTCGAGCAGCATCCCGGCATTCTCAAGTGGCACCGTCGCACCGAAGAACAGATCCGCCGCTACCGCTTCGTCGAGAACAAGTGGGGTTACCGCTGGCACATCTTCGATCGTCTCGATCAGCTCCTCCCCGAGGCCTGCGCCTGGGTGCCCCAGTCCACCGTGGGTATCCTGATTAACAAGATCTGGCTACGTTTCTACGCCGAGCTGCCCGAGGTGCAGGTGTTGCTTCAGGTCCACGATTCCCTCGCCGGTCAGTTCCCCACTCATCGGGCGGCGACACTTGTCCCTCTGATGCAAACCCGTTCGAGGATCGTTATCCCCTACGAAGATCCCCTGATCATCCCCACCGGGCTGAAGACCTCGGCCACCTCCTGGGGGGACTGTGTGTGACCGATCGCCATTTCCCTGATTGGATTCGTGCGTACCTCGACTACGCCTCCGTCACCGAGGCGCCGAAGCGGATGCACTTCTGGGCTGGCGTGGGTGCGGTAGCGGGAGCCTTGCGTCGCCGCGTCTGGCTGGACATGAAGCGCTTCCAGTGGTTTCCCTCCTTCTACATCATCTACGTAGGGCCGCCCGGCGTCGTAACAAAGTCCACCACCATCGACATCTCGATGGACCTGCTCAAGCAAGTCCCCGGCGTCAAGTTCGGCCCGAATGCCATCACCTGGCAGGCCCTTGTCACCGCCTTCGCCAACGCTTCGGAGGCCTTTGAGTACAACGGAGTCTGGGTTCCCATGTCCCCTCTCACCCTCGCAGCGAGTGAACTCGGTTCCCTTCTCAACCTCCAGGACCGCGATATGATTAACCTCCTCATCGAGCTATGGGACGGGAAGAAGTCCTATGAGAAGGTCACGAAGATGAGTGGCAACGACACGATCGAAGCGCCTTGGATCAACCTCCAAGCCGGCACAACGCCGCACTGGATCGCAGACAACATGCCCCAGGCGATGATCGGCGGCGGCCTCTCTTCCCGCTGTATCTTCGTCTACGGCAATACGAAGGAGAAGTACATCGCCTACGTGGACGAGCACGTCTCCGACGCGGACCCGGAGATTCGCCTCATGCTGATCCAAGATCTCGAAAAGATCTCCCAACTCATGGGGGAGTTCAAGATCGCCAAGGACGCCCGCGAGTGGGGACGCGCTTGGTACGAGGCTTTCTGGCGCGATGCTGTCTCCCGGATGGATGATCAGATGCTCGAAGGCTATGCCGCCCGGAAGCAGACGCACCTGCACAAGCTCGCGATGGTTCTCTCGGCGGCCCGCGATGACTCTCTTATCCTCACCCTCGATGACCTTCAGCTCGCCAACACCATGCTCCTCGACGTGGAGAAGGATATGCACAAGGTCTTCTCTCGCATCGGGCGGACCGAAGACTCCATGCAGGCCGAGCGCTTCATCGACTACATCGAGCGCAAGGGCGTCGTTGGCTACCACGAAGCCTACAAGATGATCCACATCTACTTCCCGGACTTCCGGGATTTCGAAGGCATTCTCGAGGGCGCCGTGCGTTCGGGGCAGGTAACCCTCCTCAACACCGCCGAGGGGGTAATGCTCGCGGCCACGAGGAAACAGCCGCCGAAGCCGGAGCCGCCGGCACCCGCTCCGCCGATTACACCTACGACAATACTATGAGCGAATTATCCCGTCATAATTCCCACAAAGGTCTCGTCGCCAGCCTCATCACCGATGGTCTCGGTTACTGCTGCGAGGCCTGGTTCTGGAAACGCTTCAAAGAAGTCTCCACCGAGCTGATTGCCGCCAGGCTCGGAGTAACGGATCGGGCGGTGAGGAAACATCGGGCGGCCTTCCGCCGAGGAGAGATGAAATGCGAGAATCAAGCAACGTGTCTGAGCAAGCGAATCCCCCGCGCTGGCCAGACGGAACTCCGCGAAGTTCCAATAACGCTTTCGACGGATATGGAGCGTTAAACCAAGCCCGCCCTGCTCCTCTCAAACGAAGGGTCGGGCGGCCAGCGAAGCTCGAACCAAGGGTGTTTCACGTTTTTCAGAAAGCGAGGAAGGTGTGACCATCTCACCCCGAACCCTACTGCAGCAAGCGCTGGATGCGTTGGAGAACTCTTACCTCAGCGACGAACTCCGCAATTATGAGCTACAGGCAAAAGCCATCGCCGCCCTGCGCGAAGCCCTGAGTGCGCCGGAGCCGGAGCCCGTGGCGCTTGAGTCCGTCCACCTGACGCGAGACACGCGGGGCATGTGCGTTGTCCGGGTAAATGGCCGCGTGGCGATCCGCGACAACGGCGACATCATCGATCACATGGCAACGCTCGAATGGTTCGCAGCCCCACCAGCAGCGCCCGCCCCTGCCGCCCCTGTAGTGCCGCTGACGGATGAGCAGATCAGGTCCATGTGGCTGTCGTCAGAGTTTCGCGGGAATGGCGGTCAGGTCGATTGGTTCTGCGAGGGCATACGCGCAGCAGAAGCGCACCACGGCATCACAGGAGGCAAGCCATGAGCATCACCGACCTTCCCGCCATCGGGCAGCCCCTCGACGGCGGCACCTTCGCCGGCCTGATCACGACGCCTGACGGCACCCACTGCGCGGTGGTGCTGCTGCCGGGCAACGGCACCGACCTGACCTGGGCGAAGGCCAAGGCCTGGGCCGAGAAGCAGGGCGGCGAGCTGCCGTCGCGCCCGGTGGCCGCCCTGCTGTTCGCCAACGTCAAGGCCAGCCTCAAGCCGGAGTGGCACTGGACCAGCGACGAATACGACGCCTCCTACGCCTGGGATTGCTACTTCGACTACGGCTACCAGATCAACTCCCGCAAGAGCTTTGAGGGCTCGGCTGTTGCCGTCCGCTTGATCAAGATCGGAGCCAGCAAATGAGCATCACCCTGCCACCGCTGCCGGTGCCGGCTATCACAATGAAACATGGCCCATGGAGGCCATCTCAATTCGATGACCACGAAACGTACTGCGCCCACTGTCTTACCCGCAGCGTGTTTGCACAAAGTCGTCAGTGCAATCCAAGAATCGACCCAGAGTCACTCCGCGCCCGCGACCTCGAAGTAGCCCGCGTGGCGCTGAAGGCTGCGGCTGACCTTGTTGACGGCAACGCCGCTTATTGCAGTGGGCAGACCGCAGCAATCTTGGGCTCAAATGCCGACGCTATCCGCAAAATGGAGGTACGCCACCATGAGTAACGTGCCGCACCCCGTCGCCAATATCTTGATCGGCGATGACTGGGAGGATGTCGTAACGCTGGAGCAGATGCACGCCTACGCCGCTGCGGTCAGTGCCGCCAAGGATGCGGAGATCGAGCGCCTGCGGGAGCGGGTGCGCGTGCTGGAGGATGCGCTGCGTGCAATGCTTACGCACATGGGCATGGATGAGGATGAGTGGAACAAGCCGACATTTGACCAAGCCCGCGCCGCACTGGAGCAGAAGCCGTGAGCGACATTACTGAACGCCTGCGCCGCGAGTGGTGGCAAGTCAGCGACGTGGATTGCAAAACAGCCGCCGACGAAATCGAACGCCTGCGGGCAGAGGTAGCGGGGCTGCGGGAGGATCATGATGCGCTGCTGCAGTTTGCAAAGCACGTCCGACGCTACGGCGATACCGGTATCGCGAGCATGGCAATTGCTGTGCTGGCCGCACGGAAGGGGGAGGCATGATCTTTACTCCAACACCCCTATCTCCGCTTCCCTTCTCAGCACCAGCCCCTTAAGCACCTTCCCCCCGCCGCGTACCCACTTCCTCAATTCCCGCGGCACTTCCTCAACCTGCCCTGCATTCACTACGCGGCGCAGGTTGCTTCCTTTCAGCCGCCCGCTTCCGAGATTGAACGTGAAGTCGACGAGGGCAGCGAGCAGTCCTGGCTCCCTCACTCCTGGGCAGAGCTGCATGACTACGGGCAGATACACCTTTCGTACCATCCAGAGCAACAACTCTTCCGCCCTCTCCCGCGTGATCGGGGGATCATCCAAGCACACTCGTCGCCCGTCTTCATAGTACGTCGCTCCGTACCCAATAGTCGGTACTCCCGCGGGACACAGATAGGGCCGCAGATACAGCCCCTCAAAGCGTCGGCACAGCGCAGCTGCCACCTTCACCGGGTCCATCACTTACCCTTCTTCCCCAGCGTCCGATCCGCGACGAAGATTCCCAGGGCCGCGAAGATCACGCTCGCGGTGCCCTCGTTAATCTGCGCCAGCGCGAAGGCCTCGAGTGTCAGCATGACGATGCCCCAGGTTGCAAGACCCGGACGAATCCCAGCGTTCCAGGCATCGACCCACGCCACGCCGACCTTGCGCCCTGTCGCTTTGACCGCTTCGAGCCAGCCCTCTGCCTCGAGCTGCCCCACCGCGGCCTCGGCCTGGACGTGGATGATCTTGACTTGTTGCTCGGCCTCGAAGCGCACAGATTCCATTCGGCGCTGGTGTGCGCGTTCATCGAGTTCTCCCTGCAACCGCATCCGGTCCATCTCCTGCGCGTGCTCGAGCTTCTTGTTAACCCAGGACGAGACCTCGCCCCAGATCATGCGAAAGACCGAGCCGCCGAGGAAGGAAAGAACTGCACTGATCATGGCGTCACCTCGAAGATATTGCTGTCCACCACGACATGCTTGTCGGGGAGCAAGTTGCTTTGCACCGTCCAGGTCGTTGTCACTCGATAGCGTCCAGCGGGCAGTGGATGACACGCCCCGTCGGTCCACCACTGAAGACTGAGGTTCCTCGGATACCTCGCCTCGGGGTTGTAGTTACTCCACCCACTTGCATTGCACCAGGTCAGCCACCCCGCACCGTCCCACTGTCGAATCGTCACCTGCCACGTACCGAGGAAGGATCGCTTGATCTGCCGATCCACCGTCATCGACAGGGGCGCACCTTGAGCCGCCGATCGAATCACGACATCCTTCACCTCCAGCCACCAGCCTGAAGGCCAGAGTAGCGCGGGCAGAAAGAGGATCGTGATAGCCCAGGGCCACAGACGAAAACGGTACAACCAATCTGCAACAGTACGTGTCATTTTCGAATCCAGTCGATTAAGTTCCCCACGGCGTCGATGCTGGCCCACATCGCAGTCAGCGTGCCGACGATCCACCCAGCCAAACTTTTCAGCCGCGACCATAGCCAGCGCCTCCGATCTGCTTCAAGTCGTTGCAGACGAATCCACTCGCTATCGGTAAGTTTTTGTTCTTCATCCATGAGCCTCTTTCAGGTAGTTTTAAAAGCTGGGACGAACATAAACATCCAAAGGAATATGTTTTGGTTCGTGCGGAGGAGGTTCCGGCAAAGGGGGAAAAATCATATAACAGCCCTTCCAGTTTCGTGCCAATTCGTGCCGTCAAAACAGGTTAAACACAAAGTGTCATTCGCTGACGCAACAAAATCTACGGCTCCTGCAAGCCTGATATTACTGGTAGCGTGTTTAACGGTGGGCGCACCTGTGAACATAAGCGCAAGACGCCTGCCCTTTTCGGAGTTCGCCAGGTTGATGCTGTTGATCTGAGTGTTGCCCGTGATCTGCACGACATCGATGCCGGACGGGATCACAAGAGCGTTTGCCGACGCGATAGAGTTCGTCGCCGCGTTTGCAACATCAGTGATGCATCCAATGATGAGATTCGGCCCAATCTCGCAGGAAGTGCTGCCGGAGCCGACCGTAATGCCCACCGTCGCCGTTCCGACGCCGTTCAGGTTGTTGCCCTTGATGACGCTGCGCGGTGCGTTGGTCAGCGTGATGAGCGCCGTACTGCCTGCCGCGGTGCCGCTGATGCTGTTGCCCGTGATCGTGACCAGCGACAGCCATGTCCCTGAGCTGTCGAGGTTGATCGGCTTGGGCTGGTTGGCGAACATGTTGGAGACGATCATCGCGTGGGTGAACGTCCCGCCGCCGCCTGTGTGTACCATGCGGATACCGCTGTTGGTCTGGTTCTCAAACGAGTTTCCCCACACCATCAGGATCGACGTAACCGCGCTGGTCGCCAAGTCCATGTAGTAGCCGTATGCGCCGCCGTTAAACTTGTTGTTGTGGATGCGCAGGCCGCCGCTGGAGACTTGATTCACGGCCGCGCACGATGCGCCCAGGTTGGCGAACGTGTTGCCGTGCAGTTCGCTGTCGCCGGCATCCACATCGGTCGTGCACCCAACATAGACTCCATTCAGGATCGCGCCCGTGAAGTAGTTGCCGCTGATCTCCCATGCGTAGGCATCGGGCGCGTAGATGGCCTTGTGCCCGTAGATGAACGTGCAATCCCGAATCTTGCTGAACGAGTTGGCAACCCCGCCCGAACCTGACAGCGAGATTGCCCCGCCGTCGCTTGCAGCAGCAGGCCCGCTGAAGCTGATGCCCTCGCACTGGAATGCGCCGGAGCTGGTCACCGTGATCGCGTACATCGTCGTTCCGGTCCAGCTGATGGTGCAGGAGTCGCGCCCACCGATGCCGACCAGGCGCAGCTTGCCGGTTACCGTGACGCCCGTGCCGCCGAGTGC